AGTCGCCCGGTTGGGTCAACAGCGACCGCAGGGTCGCGGGCAACGCCCGCTCCTCCTGATAGACCGGCATGACGACGGAGATCATCCGACGCACCATTCCGGCACATAAAGCCGCACATCCGAAGCCCAGGCCGAGGCATCTTCGTCGATCGTCGAGAACAGCGACGCCAACGTCAGCACCATGTCCTGCGTCAACCCGAGATACTCCTCGGCCCGGCCGCGGAGCCGATCCGATTGGAGCGCGCCTTCAGCCCTTGCGCGATCGAGCAATCGTCTCCCAAAACCATGGTGCGCCTCCTCCTGATGCAGCAGGATTCGTCTGAGCCGCCCGAAGGGAGCGCCGCGCTTCACCAGCCCGGCTTCGATCCGGTTTAAGATGGCTTCTCCCATAAGAGATAGTAATAAAAGATATAGCAGGAACTTGGTATGAATTATCATTTAGTCCCGGAGGTCATAGTTGTGGCGGTTTAACTAACGGAATGGGAATTGACCAAAAGTACCGCGAACCATTTAAAGTAGGAAGATTTGGTACGTTTAAAATAAATAGATGGACAGGCGGAGGGGTTATATCAAAAGAGGACTCGGTTCGACTCGCCAAAGCAATTATCAAAGCATACCCAGAAGAGTTTTAGTCCTTCCTTCCCAACTCTGTCTAAGGCATCGAGAAAGCTATAATTCTGCGGATTCGTAAAGCCCGCAAGGGTCTTAGCCAGAGCTTGGAGGGAGGGAAAGAGAAAATTATGACAGTAGAAGAATTATCAGAAGAATTAAATATAGATTACGAAAGGACGTGGCGAATGGTGCAGGCACTTGATGGAATGGGCTTCACAGAAGACCAAAAGTTGGGGATTATAAGATGTATTATAGCGTGGGCTAAGTAGTTCTTTAAAAGATTAGAGGATTTCAGGGGGAAACCTTAGCAAGGAATAGGATTGTGTTATATCAGTGAAGTCAAAATATGCTTGAAAAAGGCTCACTGACGAACATAACAGCGTAGGGAGAGTACTACACAACGTACGCATTAAATATCTCTCTTTTCCCCTCAAGTCCTTTAGAAACAAATGGAGTATAGAATAACGGCGATTGAAGAAAAAAACATCCTTTCTTACCTTATTAGTCGGGGCAACCTGTTAGTTAAGGCGAACTGTGGGAGACAGAAATTCAATCCCGTTTCCTGTACTTCATTATCATTACCAGAGTTAGTTAAATAGAAGATTATATGAAACCAAGCGAGCGAATTATACAAATTTTTGATAAATATCATCCGAATAATCCTGACAAAAGTCCTATGGGAGTAACCGCCGACATGATGAGTTCTATTATTCATTATTTAGACGAAGAGTATCAAAAAGAAGAAGGTCTTAATCACTAATAAAGAAAAAATATGAGATACGAAGGTAACAGAAAAAATGGGACAGATAAAACAATATATACCTTTTCCCTTAGCCGAGAGGAACTAGAGATATTACTGAGCTTGGTTCAAAACGCCTATAATAATACACCAGGGATATTAGAATTAATGCCTTATAGGGGTAGATTACGTAATTTACATAAAGTTTTCGGCAAGATAGTGGTAGAAGACATTAAAGGAAAGAAATTACCCACTAAACGCACAAATATTTATCATAAAAAGATTAATAAGTTATCTTCCTAACCCCCATGGATAAAATAGATATAGAAAAACTAAGCACAGATTTCGTAAATGCACCTTCAGACATAGAAATCCTCGCCGAAAAGATAAACGAGATAATAGACGAGATGAATAAGTGTAAGTGCGGAGATAGTATGTGTAGTGAGTGTAATTAGTTTTTAACCAAACCAAATGAGTAATAGAGAAGAAATTAAAAAAGATATAAAGTTGCCAGTAAAATATGACGGAATGACCTATGTTTTTGATGCAGAAGGGAAAATGGTATGCCAAATAAGGGGGTATGGCTATCTCTCAAATAAATATCCCGAGCATGCCGATGATAAACAAGACGCTATTGGAGAAATGGTTGCCGAAGCTATTAATAAGTATCTCTCTAGCCCCACATAATATAAATATATGAACGAAGAAGAATTAAAAAAAGAACTAAAGGAAATGGCAGAGTATTTAAGAAGTTGGCGAGACGGGTCAATGGTAGAAGCAACCACAACCTATAGATGTTTGAGAAAAGATAGAGAAGTTTATGCGTTTGGCTGGAGAATGGGGGTAGATAGTGTTTTAAGTAAAATAGAACAGTTAATCAAATAGCTATGGAAAATAAAGAATGTAGTAAATTTTGCAAGGGTATGGTAAAGAAAGCGAAAGGTTTTAAATGCCGTTGCCACCAGCCAGTAGAGGAAGAGAAGGGAAAGGTGCATGAACATCGAGAAGGAGATCCCGCTACGTGTCTTATTGGGAAAATTTGTTCTTTCAGGAAAGAAAAGAGTCCTTCGCCAGTAAACCAAGATAGCTGGGAGGAGAGAGAATTTACTATAGTTAAACAAGATAAGTCGTTTGGTATACAGGGAAATTTATGCAAAGAAGACATAGACTTCATTAAATCCCTACTAGAGAAGGAGCGAGTAGAACACTGCGACGAACCTAAATGCCCTGAATGCCAACGTAAGTTACTAGACAAAGTTCTCGCAGATATTAAAAAAGAGGTGGAGGAACTTAAAAAACCCAGTGAAGTTTACAGCACAGTGAATTCAACTCCTGCTCGAGAAGTAATAGGGTACATAAACGTCGATCACAACCAAGCCCTCGACTCCGTCCTTACTATTTTAGATAAATATAAGAAATGATGTATATAAAATGCGATCACGGCAACATGGAAGGGTTTTGTAAGAAATGTATGTCTAATATAAAAGAAATAGAGGAAGAATTTGAGGATTAAAAGCATAAGTAATACTTTATTTTAAGATGAAGAAAAAACAACAAATACAAAAGAAAGTAGAAGAATTAGAAAAGCAAATAGAAGCTTTAAAACTAGAGCTTAAATACGAAGAGATACCTGATAGATTAAGGGACGAGTTTAGGTTAATGTATGGCTGGCCTAAAATCTCACAAAGTCTTCTATTAGAGAAAAAACTAGATAAAGAAACCTACGAAGCACTTTATAAGGCCATAGAGGAGATAATCGAAAAGATAGTAAGGCAAGTTCCTGAAAGTAAAAAGTCGTGGTTTTGGGAGAATAGATAATGTGGAAAACTATTAGACAAGGAAAAGGAGGAAGTGGTATAATAATCTTAAATGAAAAGGCAATTCGTATGTGAAAATTGTCAAAAGAAATTCACCGTAGAGAAGGGGTATAGGGTTTATTGTTCGAGGTCGTGCTATTATCAATCTAAAAGAAGTTGGAAACATACCAACACTAAACTAAAGTCAGACTTTGACTAAAAATTATGAAAATTAAATTATCACAGTTAATTAACAGCGTGGAAAGCTTGAAAATACTCCAAGAAACCAAGCTACCAATTAAAATAAGCTATCGGATAAACAGGCTAATAAACAAACTAGAGCCTGAACTTAAACTTTTCTATCAAAAAAGAGACGATCTAATTAAAGAATTAGGCGAAAAAGAGACCGAGAATGGACAAGAAGTCTTTAAAGTAAAAGAAGATAATATGCAAGCATTTTTAGATAAGCAAACCGAGCTTGTATCAGAAGAGATAGAAATAGACTGGTTTACTCCTATCCCCCTAGATAGCCTCGGAGAAATCTCTATAGAACCTAAGCATATTGCCCTTTTAAGCTGGATTTTTGCCGATGAAAATATCAATTAAGAAACATGAAGCCAGAACTAAGGCTTTTGCTGGCACAGAGTATGTAGGTGATGCCATACTGTCCACCATTGGCCCTTACGGACTTAATTTCCTGTTAGAGAAGGGACGCAAAATCACCAATGATGGCTACACTATTTCAGCCGAGCTCGTAAACGCTATAGATGATGAATACGAGCGTCTAGCCGCTCAAGTAGCTCACGAAGCCTGTGATAAGACTAACAGCATGGTAGGCGACGCTACTTCTACTGCCTGGGGACTAACATATAACATAATCAAGGAAGCTAAAAGGTACTTGCCAGACGAGAAAAGGCTAGTGGCCAAGAAATCCCCGGCCGAACTTGGAAGGATGATCCGAGCCAGTAAAGAGCGTGTCATTGCCGAACTAGAAAAAGCCAAAACACCCGTAACTTCCAAAGAGGAACTCATAAAATCTGCCCTGGTGTCCGTGGAAGATGAAGACCTAGCTAAGCTTTTAGGAGAAATGCAGTGGGAACTCGGCCCAAATGGCAGAATTATTGCCGAAGAGACCAATGACCCATTCTGCTCTATAGAAAAAGCGGAAGGATTAGTCCTGGACAACGGCTTTGTAAGTTCGGACTTAATCAACGATCCTGAGAAAAACTCACTAGAATTAGGCAACCTGCCTATCATTCTCACTAACTACACTATTGGCGTAGAGGAACTCACTTTAATCAAAGAAAACATAATTAAACACTTAGTCGCTCAAAAGAAAGCTGGGCTCATCATAATAGGCAGAGCTTTTACCCCTGACGCAATCAAGCTCTCACGTGAAACTATGGCTCAGTTCCCGATAGTCTTAATTAACGCCCCCTACGTAGATCAAAGAGAGGTAATGCGGGATATGGAAGCGGTAGTAGGCGGAAGATATATAGATAACGAAGAGTCTAGCTTAAGTGATATTTATATAAGCGACGTAGGCTTTGCCCGTAAAATCATAGCCCGCCAAACCAATTCTGTTTTAGCTGGAGTAGACGATGAGAAAGCCCAGACAAGAATAGCTAAAAGAGTAGAACGCCTAGAGAAAAAGCTAGCTGGCTCACAATCAGACTTTGAGAAGCGTATGCTCTCCGAACGCATAGCTCAACTAACAGGAGGATTCGCTATTTTAAAGATAGGTTCTCGTTCGGTAAACAACAGAAAAAGGCTAAAAGATAAAGCAGATGACGGGGTACACTCTGTAAGACTTGCTCTCCAGGGAGGCACAGTTAAAGGAGGCGGACTAGCTTTTACTGAAATCAGCGACCAGATGGACGAAGACGACATTCTAAAACGCCCTATCAGATGCGTGTATGATACAATCATTACATCTGCCCCAGAGGGATTTGAGGTGGAAGATTGGGTGCGAGACCCTTTCATTACCCTAAAGACTGCCCTAGAGAACGCCTGCGAGTTTTGTATTTCTTTTATTACCCTAAATGGTATAATAACCACAAGAGATAAGCATAAGATAAAAAATGAGACAGAATAGATACCAAATGACAAAAAGCGAAGCTGAAAGGTTCTTTAAACGTAAAGCTTCAGCAGACTCCAACCTTCCTCCTAGAAAGTTCCTCGAGAAGAAACTAGGAGAGGCCATGAAGTCTATCTCCAACTATGGTAGAAACGTTAAAGGCGGAGCAAAGATAGTAGGTAAAGCAATTAAAAGAAGAATAAAAATCTAATGCCAAAAGGCCGACCAACCGAATACACTCCCGAGCTCCTAGAAAAAGCTAGAGAGTATTTAGAAAACCTCCCAGAAGATGAGGTAGTTCATAGCATAGAAGGACTAGCTATATATATAAATATTGCTCGTTCTACAATATATGATTGGTTAGGTCAAGATGGAAAGGAAGATTTTTCGGACATCGTATCTAGCGTTTTAGCCAAGCAAGGAAAAACCCTTATAAACAAAGGTTTAAAACAAGAGTTCTCTAGTCCAATAACAAAAGTAATGCTGACTAAGCATGGTTATAGGGAAGGAATAGAACAAACAGGGAAAGATGGAGCTCCGCTTACTATTGCTTTAGAAGACAAAGAGAAAATAGAAGAAGCTCTCAATGCAATCTAATGCTAAAGAATATATCAAAGATATAGTTTTCAATGGTACAAAGGAGCAGAAACTAGCTTTATATTCTTTTAGTAAAGAAACACCTGACGAAAAAGTAGCCAAGAAGTTTAAAATATTCTGCAGGGCTAACTTTATAAGATACTTTAAACAAACTGGGGCAAGCTTTCATAATGAAATGGTACTCAATATGGTTAAGTCCTACCGAGGATCTAACTATATCAACCTGGCTTTCCGAGGAAGTGCTAAGACAACCGAGTTTAAACTCTTTCTAGTATTCGTTCTATTTAACGACCTAGATCATTATCGGCGATATATCAAAATAAACTCACGAGATATAAAGAACCCTAAACAGATCGTCACTGACGTTTTTAATATGATGTTAGAGCTCCGACCCCTGTACGGAGACGTGTTTGAAAAAGAAGGCGAGAAGAAACGAGAAGAGACTATGACCTCTTTTACTCTAAAGACTGGAGTAAAACTAACTGCCGGTACTGTAGGACAATCCCAGCGAGGACACCTTCAAGACGCTTACCGGCCAGATTGGGAGATATTTGACGATATTGAAGACCGAGAAAGCATAAGTTCTCAGGCAATAACCGAGGGAATAATCGCTAGATGCGACGAAGCTATTGCTGGACTATCCCAAGATGGCTCTTGGATGGTGCTCGGAAACTATATCTCTGAGTATGGAGTGATCCAGTGGTTCATAAACAAGAGTAATAGAATCCTTCAGATAACTCCAATAATGAAAGATAGTACACCGACCTGGCCTGAAATGTACTCTCTGCTTAAAATCGAAGAGCTGAAAAAGGACTCGGACGACTTCTATGGAGAGTATATGTGCGACCCTACCCGAAGCGAAGGAAAGTTCTTCGACTTAGATAGGATAGAAGCTGATATGAAAAATTGTAAACCTCCAATAATGGTTGTAGGCCAAACTAAGTATTGGGGAGTAAGGATATTCCACCATAGGTACGGTATCGGAGCAGATACCGCAGAAGGAGTGGAACGAGATGCTTCAGCTTTGGCTAACTTTAACTTTGTTACAGGAGAACTCGTCACAACCTATCACTCTAATAAGATAAAGCCTGAGCTGTTTGCCCACGAATTGGGAAGAGTAGGGCGGGAATTCGGGGATTGTGTCATAGCTCCTGAGCGTAATAGTACGTCAGGGGGCATAGTTGTCACTACCTTAAAAGCTATTTACCCCGAAGAATCTATCTATCGGGGCGTGGATACCACTAAAGTCTTAGAGAAAGAAGCTATGATTTATGGCTGGCACACCAATTCCCGCACTAAGCCTCAAATGTTTATGGACTTTAGAAGAGACTATAACGACGGCATAATTAAAATCTACGATATAGAGGTTTTGAAAGAAATGAAGTCTTTTGCCAATACGGACATAATTGAAAATAAAAGAGCCGGTCAAATAACCAGGCACTTCGATCTCTTAACCGCAGTAGTTATAGCTTGGCAGATGCGAAACAACTTAAAAGAGAAGAAATCAGTATCTGTGAGCTATAGTTATTAACAATTTTTTTAGCTTGACAAACAAAAAGATAGTATACTAATAACATTAATTAAAAAACTAAATTCATGATAGCAAATATAGTCACCGATCCTAAAACAGGAGAACCAATAGACGGCAATGGTAATAAATTAAGTCAATCTTCGTACAATCCCCCTGAGGAAATTAAAAAATTATTCGCTCAGGTACAGACTGATTACTCCACTGCCTGGAGACTGCAACACCGAACTTTTGATGAGTTTGATGGCATGAGTCTCCTCGATAGAGCTCGCCTAGATCAGCAAACTTTTGGAGCCTATGTAGGTGCAGTAGTCGAGCCAGCTTCTAAGCAGTGGCGTTGGAAAGGACGCAAAAATACTGCCAGGAATAAGGTTATAGGAATATTAGCCCACTTGATTAGTGGAATGCTTTTCCCTTATTGCTATGCCTACAACGAACAGAACGAAGAAGATGAACTTACGGCTCGAGTTATGCGTATTTTAATTGAAGATCATTTAAAAAAGGCGGACTATGAAATTAAGTTTCTTTACATGGTAACTTCAGCTTTAGTCAATCCAGCCGTTCACGTGGAAGTTGAATATGTAGAAGCTATGCAGAGAATTAAAGAAAAGCTGTCTAATGGTAAGTATAAGGTGACCGAAGCCGTGGATATGCTTCTTTCAGGCATAGGACTAAATATAATTCCAATAGACCAAATCCTCCCCCTAGATTTCTATACTAATAATATCCAAAGACAACCTTGTATGCTTCGAGTAAGACGTATATCTTATGATGAAGCAAGGGAGATATATGCTGGTAAATATTTTGACGATGATAATGGACAAAAGAAAGACCGCTTTGATTATGTGCAAGCAGGTCAAACCCGTATTATGCTCGCAGGTCAGGAACATCAAACCCTCTATGACATTGAATGGACAGAAGCGGACAGAAACTACGTTCAAGAAATAACTGCTTATTATCGCCCAGAAGATTTAGAGGTGACTTTTGTTGGAGGAGTCTTTATGGGAGAATACGAAGATTGTTATAATTCTAATCCTTTTAAACATCGTCGAATGAGTTTACTAGGCAACGAATGGAAGACTATCCCTGTTTATCCTTTTGCTAAAACCGGCTTTGAGCCCCTAGATCCAGCGGGCAGGTTCTACTACTATAAGTCAGCTTGTTTTAAAGAATTCTGGGATGACGCTTCTATCAACCGAGCCTACCAATTAGCTCAGGATGGAATGTTTTTAGATGTAATCAAGCCAATGTTCTTAACAGGTGTAAGTAAGGTAGACCAAACTGTAATTGTCCCTGGAGCTACTATTGCAATGCCTGTAGGAGCTGATGCTAAACCCTATTCTCTGGGCCCTAATTTAACTGCAGCTTTAGAAATCCTCCGCACAAATAAAGAAGATATATCCGAATCTACTCAAGACGCCTTACAGTCAGGGATAGCTCAGAAGGGAGTAACAGCTACTGCTTCTATGAAAGCTGAGCAGAATGCTCAAGTTATTTTAGGAGTATTTTCTACTATGATTGCCGATCTAATTAGGCAAATAGGAGAGCTCACAGTAGATTGTATTATTCAACACACCACTGTGGGGGAAATTGATGCTACTGTACCTGAAGCCTTAAATATGAAATATAAGACTGTGATTTCTAAAACTAAAGAGGGTGGAAAAGAAATAACTAATCGTATAGACTTTGACTCATCTATGATTGGCCAAGAACTTTCTAAGGAAAAAGCTAACGATATGGAATGGGATATGTATGAAAGAATAGGTGGAGCCGACGGCAAGCAAGTTCATTGGAAAGTCAATCCATATAAATTTGCTCGAACTCAATTCTCAGTCTATATTGACCCTGATGTGATAGTATCCCGCTCTTTAGGCACAGATCAATTAAGGAAAGATCGAGCCTTTAATATGCTTCTTGACCCTAGAATATCTCCATATATCAATATTCCTGAAGTAGTAAATGAATTTGTCCTGAAAGAATTCGGCGGGGTAGATCCTGATAAATTCAAGAAGTCCGAAGAGGAATTGAATAGTGAAATGCTTAATACTATAATGGGAGAAAATGCCGTACAAGAGTAAAGCTCAGCAAAGGTTCTTTAACGCCAATCGCAAGAAACTAGAAAAGAAAGGTGTTAATGTAACCGAGTGGAATAAAAAAACAAAAGGTCGAAAATTACCCCTTAGAAAGAAAAAGAAATGAATTTTATAAGTAAATTACTGTCATCAAAAACAACTTACAAGGCTAAGCCAGCTGTGAAAAAACCATTTAAGCCATATTACGGAGGAGTTGGCGGTAAGATGAGTAACGGTGTAGGATGGGGTGGAGAAGTACCATTAAAAGAAAAAAAGAAAGCCTTGAATATGCTTAAGAAAGGTATGCAGGGCAAGAAAAGATAATGAAAGCAAAACCAAAAAAAGGCATGAAACTCCACAAGTTTATCGCAACTGGAGGAAAGCCAAAAGACTTCAAGAAAGTAAACAAGAAGAAATAATGTCCCCAAAGGTAGAGAAAATAATAAAAGAGCTGAAAAAGGCTAAATTGTCCCAAACAGACAGGATAGCTCTAACTACAGCCATAACCGACAAATTAAATGCTCTGCCTATGGGAGATATAATAGCGTACTCTCGGGAAGGATTAATTATTAACGGCAAAGTGATGGATTTAGAGCAAACCGCTAACTTTAAGCTTAGCGTCACTGCCCTAGAAGACAATTTTGCCAGACAAGTCATCCACGAACAGCTTAGGTTTAAAGCCGTCCAGCTAGGATTAGATAAAGCAACTAGCATAGACGAACTATTCTTTGCCAAGGCAGTTATATGGAGCTTGAATGAAGAGAACAAGCTAATAAAACAGTTATCAACAATTTAATTAGCTTGACATATAGTATTATTAGAGTAAGTGGCAACTAACGCCCTAAGTTAGATAAAGAAAGCAACTTAGGCTATAACTAAGAAAAATTATGGAAAACATAAAAATGGAGGACATCGTAGAAAAGGATTCCTCAACCTCCGAAGAATCCGAAACGGTAGAAACTACCGAGCAAGATCCTTTGAAAACCGAATTAGAGAAAGTTCAGACTAAAACTCAACGTACCGAACTTGAAAAGGCAGCCTTCTCTTTAAAAAAGAATGCTGAACGTTTAAAGGAATTAGGTGGCGACCCGAATGCTGTTCTTGGAACAGAGAAGGAGACCTCCGAAACTGATGAAGATGATAAGCCTGTTACTCTCGGAATGCTCAAACGCCTCCAGCAAGAGACAGCTGAAAAGACTGCTCTACAACTTGCTGCTGAGATACCGAATGAGACCGAAAGAGAATTAGTAAAGTATCACCTACAAAACACCATCAAGTCTACAGGCAACGCTCAGGAAGACTTTAAGCTAGCTAGAGCACTGGTTAATTCAGTGAAAAACTCTCAAATAGCCGAAGAAGTTTACCGAAAGACTAACCCGAAAAACCACTCTTCCTCTTCTGGCGTCGATGCTAGACAAGAAGAGAAAATAGAGTTTACCCAGGCTGAACTAGACATGATGAAAGCTCCTTTTAACCTAAGCCGCGAAGAAGTAATCGCAGCCAGGAAAGGCAATAAATATAATTTCAACTCTCTATAAGGTAAAAAAGTATCTTGCAATTACTAAACTAATTACAAGATATGGCATTTGAACCACAGAATATAAAAATTCTAAACGAAGCAGATCCACGTTTTGCTGTTACTGACGTGCTTGTTGCCGCTGGTGCAGTTTCTACTATTTCAGCAGGAACTCCAACTAAAGGTGCAGACGCCGCAGCAGCTTCTCCGTGGACAGGTGCAGTAGCAGCCATGGCAGATGGTGAAGGTACAACTTCTCAGAGGTTTACTGGTATCGCTAAATCTACCTCGACTGATACTGTAGCCGCAGCAGGAAGTGTGACCCTATGGTTGCCTCTTCCTGGATACGTATATGCAGCAAAGGCTAAGACTGCTTCAACCGCAGATACAGCCGCAGAAGTTCAGGCTCTCTTTGGAAAGAGAGTTGTGTTCGACTTAACTTCTTCAACTTGGACAGTAGACGCAGCCGCTGCTGATGCAGTAGCTAACTGCGTAACTATTATCGGAGGAGATTACACAACCCAGACCCTATACTTCCAGTACTCAATGAAGGGAGCATTTAACGGGTTTGTT